AAATGAGCTAATGGCTAAAAGAGTTAGTTGGAAGTGGGGTGGCAAAACTTATAGTGGTACGCTTATAAGAGAAACTAAAACACATAAGTTTGCTAGAACTAAAAATGGTAAAATTAAGAAGATTAAGAAATAATGTCACACGCTAATAGAAAAAAAAATTTATTAAAGAAACATGGTCTATCTGGTGTCAACAAGCCAAAACGTACACCTAAACACCCGAAGAAGTCACATATTGTTTTAGCACAAGAAGGTCACACATTGAAGCTAATTAGATTTGGTCAACAAGGTGCAAAGACTGCAGGTAAAAAACAAGATGCAAGGTCAAAAGCAAAAAGAAAATCTTTTAAAGCTAGACATGCTAAAAATATTAAAAAGGGGAAAATGTCAGCAGCTTATTGGGCTAACAAGACAAAATGGTAAATGTTGTATGCGCTGTTCCAGAATGTTCTAATACTCTTCCCAAAGGGCAAAGAAAATTTTGTTCAACTAAATGTCGACAACTTGTTGATAAAAGAAAGTCAAGAGCTAAAGAAAAAGGTGAAGTATATTTACTTCCTGAAAAAAAATCTAACACTAAAGCTAAAAAACCTAAGAAACAAACGCAGGCTGAAGATGGAAGAGCTTCTGCGCGTAGAGGACCTAAATACGAAAACTTTGTAGCAGAAGGTATAGTGCATGAAGTTCTTGGTGATGAGATAACAAGAGATGATGCAGCAGACTTGTTAAAAGTATCAAAAGCACAGATATCAAGATTTCTTTCTGCATATCAAGAAGATTTAGAATATGAAAAGGCACAAGCAGATTGGGAAGTTCCTGACGCAGCAATAGAGTCACTTGAAAGTTTTAAAACATTTAGAGAAAGATATTTTCTTACAGAGCGTGGTGTTGCTTTTGAAACAGCACCATTTCATGAAAACTGGATAAAACAAATTAATGACTCTATAGATACAGGTGGACAACTTTTAATTATGTCACCACCTAGACATGGCAAGACAGAATTACTTATACATTTTGCAATATATAGAATATGTAAAAATCCTAATATAAGAATTATGTGGGTTGGAGGTAATGAAGACATTGCTAAAAACTCTGTATCTTCTGTATTAGATACACTTGAATCTAACGCAAGGTTAAAAGAAGATTTTTGTGGACCAATGGGTTCTTTTAAACCTAGAACTAGAACAGGTAAGTCTTGGTCAAAAAATGGATTTACTGTATCTACAAGAACTGTACATGGTATAAAGTCACCAACAATGATAGGTATTGGTAAAGGCGGTAAAATTTTATCAAGAGACTGTGACATAATTATTGCTGATGACATTGAAGACCATGCGTCTACTGCACAACCTAGTGCAAGAAGAAACACCAAAACATGGTGGACAACTACTCTTGCATCAAGAAAAGAAGAACATACATCTATTATTGTTATAGGGTCAAGACAACACCCAGAAGATTTATATTCTGCACTTATTGACAATGAAGCATGGGAAAACATAGTAGAAGAAGCCCATGATTCTTCTTGTACCATACCTGAGCTAGAAGAAGAAAAACATGTTGATTGTATGTTATGGTCTGGATTTAGAAGTTACAAATGGTTAATGTCTAGAAAACGTGACTCAATGACTACAGGTGGTCAGCAAAGATTTGAGATGGTCTATATGAATAGACCTGGTAAAGCAGGTGGTTCTATCTTTAACATAGAATCTATTACTAATTGTATGGACCACTCAAAATATATTGGTGATGTACCAAAGTATAGTTATTTAGTTGCAGGACTTGACCCTGCTGCTACAGGTTATCAGGCTGCTTTTTTATGGGCAATACTAGATAATGGTGAAGATGAGCTATTACAAATGGTAGATATTGACAATAATCAAGGTGGTGGTATAGAAGAAGCATTTAGAGTTATTATTGAATGGTTTGATAAATACAAATGTAGACATTGGGTTATTGAAGAAAACAACTTTCAAAAGGCAATAAGACAAGACCCAAGAATAAAAGAGTTTGCAAATGTTAATGCAATTAAACTTGAAGGTCATGAAACATATAAAAACAAATGGGATAGTCAATTTGGTGTATCTTCACTATCTCCAATGTTTGATGACAGATTAATTGTATTGCCATATGCAAATGTAGAATCTCAAGTAAAATCTGAAAGCTATAGAAAACAACTTATGTTTTTTGGTTCATCAGGTAAAAACAAATATAAATCAGATATAGTTATGGCAAGTTGGTTTCCAATGAAAGTCTTAAGACAGTTGCAAAAAGAACAATATGCTGATATAGGAATTGACTACACTCCTAGCTATGAAGACTTTGATGTAGTAGAATGGAACGAAGCACCATGGAGATAATATGCTAGTAAACGATATTCTTGATAGAACTTTAAATTTAAAGAAAATGCATGATGAAGCCCTTGTCGATAGGCAAAGATTTCGCTCAATCATGAATGGTGGTTCTGATGGAATAGCAGCTTTATTAGGAGAAAAGATGAATAATCTTGATTCTGAATTATTGCCTGCACCAAACTTACTTGTATCAGCTTTAGATAGACTTGCACAAAAAATTGGTAGAGTACCTGCACTAGACGTTCATGTTACAAATCCAAGAGATAGTGTAAGAAATAAAAACAAAAAAGATAAACTTGAAAGAATTGTTACTTCTTATGACCAATTCCAAAGATTAGAATTACAACTACCACAAGTAGCTAGATGGTTACCTGGTTATGGTTTTTGTGTATTTGTTATTACCTCAAAGACTGACCCAAATGGAAATATATATCCTACAGCAGAACTTCGTGACCCTTATACAACCTTTCCTGGATATCAAGGTGCAAATCAAATGGCAGAAGAACTTGTATCAATTAAGAAAGTGCCATTAAATAATCTTGTAAAGATGTATCCAGAACTTAAAAAATATTATGACCAATCAGAAAAACAAACGGAAGAAGAAAATTATTTAAGTCATGGCATATATTTAGATAACGATAATGGTTCATGGGAAAATCAAGCAGAGGTTGGCGATGTTATAGCTGAATACATGAATCCAGAAGGAACTTATGTAGTACATGTAGGCTCAAAGACTATTGTTGATTTTGTACCAAATGTACTTAAATCAGGTCCATCTTTTGTTTGTGCTAAAAGATATTCTTTTGACCAAATACAAGGACAGTTTGACCAGGTAATTGGTTTAATGGCTGCAATGGCAAAAATAAATATTATGTCAGTTATTGCTATGGAAGATGCTGTATTTACAGAAACTAACGTTGTTGGTGAAATAGAGTCAGGACAATATAGAAAAGGTAGAAATGCAATTAACTATTTGTCACCTGGTTCTCAAGTAGTAAAGCCAGTAAACAATTTACCATATCAACTCTTTGAATCTGTATCAAGAATAGAAAGACATCTTAGAACTGTTGCAGGTTATCCAGTTAGTGATGATGCTATATCTCCTAACTCATTTGTAACAGGTAGAGGACTTGAAGAGTTACAAGCAGGTATTGGTGCAATGGTAAATGAATACCACACAGTTCTTACTTATGCTTTACAAGAAGTAGATTACAAAAGATTAGAACTTGATGAACTTGGATTGAATAGAAGAAAACCTTTAACTGGTACTATGAATGGTTCTGCATTTTCAGAAAGTTATACACCATCATCAGATATTGGTGGTAACTATCTTACAAAACGTAAGTATGGAGCTATGGCTACATTTGATGAAGCAAGTAAAGTAATTACAGGTTTACAGTTATTGCAAGCAGGTATTATTGATAAACAAACAATGCAAAGGGAAATGGACGGACTAGAAAATCTACAAGACATTAACGAACGTATTACAAAAGATAAAGCAGAAAATGTAATGTTTGATTCTTTATTAGCTAGAGCAAGTCAAAATGATGCAAAAGCAATGATGGCGTTAGTTGACTTATACAATAGCCCAAGACAAATGGGACAGATACTTAAGAAATTTTTTACGGCTGAAGAGCCACAAATGTCACAAGTAGAACAAGTGTTGGCAGGACAAGGTACTGCAGCGCCACAAGGTCCACCTC